TCAAAAGCCGAATCAAGCTTAACGGTAAAGATTTTGGTTTCATCCCCAGCTTAGATGACATAAGCTTAGGGGAGTACACGGACATAGAGGACAATATGGGGGATTGGCAGAATATGCATAAAGTGCTGGCGGTAATGTACCGCCCAGTAGTTGGCAAGTTTATGCAGCTCTATAATATAGAACCCTATGAAGGCTCTGCGAAATACGCTGAAACTATGAAGGGTTTACCGTTGGGCGTTGTGTTTGGTGCAGTAAATTTTATATACCGTTTAGGGACAGAATTGTGCAAAGCTACCCTAGCATCTATGCAGAAGGAGGCGAGCAAGGAAGCGACCTCTCAGCAATGGGAGGGTTTTCTAAACGGTGGGGATGGTATCACCTCTTCTACGCACTTGCCAACGGAGATGCTACTAGGTTTGAAGAAGTTAGCAAACTTAACATCTCTTTCGCTTTCACTCACGCAACCTACGAAAAAGAAAAATCAGATATTGAACGCCAGCAATTAGAAAAAGCAACCCGTAAGCAATGAGAAACCTATACCTCGTCTTAGAAAAGGTCAATGAATACCTAAGCAACCACCAGCTAATTAGCACGGTTACTTTTGGGGACATCTTTGATGTAGACCTAAAGAAGCAAAGCATCTTTCCACTAGCTCATATTATTGTGAACGATGCTACTTTTCAAGGGGCAAGCTTAAATACTGTATCCTTTAACCTAGACATTTTGGTTATGGATATTGTAGATGAGCCAAAGAACGATTTAAGGGATGAGGTAGACCCATTCTATGGGATTGATAATACGCAAGATGTGCTAAATAGCACTTTGGTAGTGCTTAATGGGCTGGCTCAAGAACTTGTAAAGGGGCAACTCAATACGGACTTATATCAGGTTGCCGATGCCAGCTCCATTACTTGCAGCCCTTTTTTAGACCGCTTTGAAAACAAGCTTGCGGGCTGGAATATGAGCTTAGAAATTCAAACCGCAAACACAGAGATTT